ACTTGCAAAATCTTTTGATACTCGGATAAGTCGATTATACCTGAAAGAACATCATATTTATAAATTGGTGTTTGTGCCGTTCCTATGTCTACACATACCACATTTGATCCGGCAGAATAGGTATGTCCTTCACCTTCAACAAAGTCAGATGTAGTTGTAAAATTATTTGCTATATTATACACATTTCCAATAACAGATGCTGATAAGGTGGGAAGATCTTCAAATACAATTGTTCCTGATGGCTTGTATACTGTCGTGTCTATAGCACCTGCACCAATTTCATTCCAATTGGCACTTACCATAGGGTCACTCCCTATAAGCATAAACAACTTCCCTGTATCCTTTACGGCTACTGTCATTCCCACATAATGATAGGGATAACTGTCTAACGCTGTCAGATCAGTTTGAGTATCTACAACAAGCCTTGCATCAAGAGGCGCGCCTGCATTGACTTCAAGTGATCCTGAGAAATTGTTTGTACCTTTCGACCTTGCCATTTTTCACTTCCCCCTTAATTCCATTTAACTCGTACGTTCCTAGCACCTGTTGGATATCCAAGATTGAATGTATATCTCTTGTATGCTACATCATCTCCTGCAAGACTTTGATGCGTTATATCAGTAACCGTGAACTGTGATATAGCGTCTTCCCACGCTCCCGAAAGCTCATTTTCAACTTCCACGGCTGTTACCGTCCACGAAGCAGGTATATCAAACACTTCGGGGTTAGCCACGGTCTGCGCAGGGAAAGTTATCACCTGATACTTCTTTGCCTTTGATACAAGAAACTTGCCTATCTGCGTTATATCAAGCACATTTGCATACAACGGATCAACAAATTCAAATGTTATGGTGTTAGTAACTATAACTCCTGCCGGATATGGGGAATCATAATTATTCCCACTACTGTCTTTAGGTTGTTCTCCGATGTTATAAGCTACTTCTCCAATAAATGATTTATGATCGTCGTCCACTTGCCTTACAAATACATTGCTAGATTCGCTCTCGTCAACATCCCCTCCACTTCCAATAACCCATTTGGTTGCCACACCTGATCTATATCCGCTTGTACCATAAGCAGGGGTTATTGTTCCTCTATTGAATGTTATAGTGAAGGTCTTTGATGCCGTACTTCCCACTTCCATTACGCTTGTGCCTCCGTTCACGGAAAGGCTTGCGCTAGGGTCGGTAAATGTAGGATAAAGAGTAGGAGCAAGTATATCTCGAATAATTCCTTCTAACGGTTCGCCAACAGGATATTGCGTTCCAACATCTACACCGCCGACTTTTACCGTTGATGTAAGAGCTGATGTGAGTGCTGAACTCCCACTAGGAGAAATATCAACCCATGTGTATGAGGTCTGCCCGCTTTCCGTAACTTGCTGACATTCATAGAAATGACCTCTGATTAACTCTTGACTTGGATCATCGTATCCAACATACTGATATATATTCCCAAATTCTGCGATACTAGCTCCGGGAAGAATATCTACCTGTATTTCTTTTGACGTAGGAACCCTAAACCATTGATATGTGCCTGTAGTAGTGGATCTGCATTCATAAAAGAATCCATGTATAAAGTATTCATTTGTTCCATATGGCATAAGTTCCGTGCCGCCGATATACTGAACGACTTTATCAAGATACGTTTCGGATGCTTCAGGCATGGTTGATACTTGTATATCCGATCCACCTGACCCCGTTATCTGATAGTCTAAAATCCCCGATGCAGTTTTACGGAAAACATATAATTCTCCATCAAACTCACCTATGGCAAATCCATGTGTTAGATATATTTCATCTGTCGGTGCAGAATCAACCCATATATTTTTATCTGCATGATATTGTGTCATGGTTGCCAATTCTTCGACAGTTGACACAGGCTCATGCTCTATCACCTTTTGCGTAGCAAGTGCCTTATTCTGCTTGTTATCCTCTAAGTTCTTCCCTCTTCCACCATCAAACGCTGTTCCTGTCACTTCACCAATGACTAATGCATCTCCAAATGTGACAAATGCCTTGCCATTCCACCGATAATATAGACCTCCGACAGTTTCTCCGCCCTCTTCTCGAAGAACATCATAATAAATTATGCCTAACTCACCTACAAGTGGTTCTGTATATTCAGAGTCAGTATAGAAATTGCCTGTTTCGGGGTCTTTATATACCTCAACTATGTCATCCATACCATCAGGGATCTGTGACATAGGGATCTTTCCCGTACCACCTAGAGTTGCAACACCATTAGATACACCCTTTTCAGCATTCGGAATATAATTACTCAGGTTGTTATCCCTAAGATTCGGAGTTGTGATCGTACCGTTCTTGTCAGTAATCTCAAGCGTATATTCTGTCGGAGTATCAGAATGCACCTGTATTGTTGGGGAGAACCCATCTTCTCCAGGTACTGTTGGAATCTCGATGGGTTGAGATTGTGTATCATCATCATATGTGATAACGATATATGGCTCGTTCGGATCAACAAGGCTGATAGATTTTATCCCCTTGCCCTGTTCTCCCTGTTCTCCATCTTCTCCATATGGGATAAACTGTTCAGATGTTTCTTCTTCTCCGCTATCAAAAGTCCACTTGAATGTGACAAATAAGCCATTCTTACCGTCTTTTGTGCCTTCATGGAAACCGTCTATGACACAGTTTTTCCCTTTTATCGCCCCTCCACCTTCTACGGTTTCGTCGGTGTATTTCCTCGATTTTGCATATGTTATTACATCAAAAGCCATATCGGTACTCCTTACTGTTTGTCGATGGCAGGTGAGTTGTCAATCTGATCGCTCTCATCGCCTTGCAAACGGTCTTGATTGGGGGCTTGTTCATCCATGCCTCCCACCGCATCATTGTTTTTATTAAACAAAGATTCCTGATATTTTTCTATCATCTCTTTGCTATCTTCCCATACTTGGTTTACATCACTAAATGCATTTATCGCCTGTAAAGCATGAAGCCCATAAACACCATGGCTGACATATGTCGCAAAGGCATTAGCTTTTGTAACCATTTCATATGTCTTCATACGCTTTACGTTCGGTTCAACATCTATATAACGAAGTGATAACATCGGGTTATCCGATTGGATAAATGGAGATTTCTTCACGGCTTGAAGAATAACTTTAATCTCATCCATCTTTGCGGATTCCATAATGCCTTGTTGTTTGACCGCTGCGGTTTCTGCCGCTGACCATCCTGTAGCATCACCCATAGCAATGCCGGTCGCTCCATTGGTATTCTCATTCCTCATTGGGATATTCGCTTTTTCGAGTATCCATGATCTCCTGAGAGCGATATTGTTAAGCATCCCCGAATAATCATAATCTGTCGTAACAGCCTTTATAAAAGGAGCTCTTCCATCAGGAAGAGACTTTGTTGCAATAAAATCTCCTGACCTTGGCGTTATAAGGTTTCCGTTTTCATCCATCGCAAATTCTATGTCATTTGCGTGTACAAGAGCCTGAGTATTTTGCTCTACATCGTTTGAAAAATCTGATATCATCAGGTTTAAAGTATCAAGCTCATCTTTAAATCGCTCGAAACACCCCATTCTATCATGTGCGCGTATCCATTCAACTATAGGAATAACGCCTAAAGGATTTGCATATACTTTTCCATTTTCAAAGCCCCAAAACTCCTTTTTCTCTCCGGCATCATCTTCTTCAAAATAATTGTTAATCTCAAATCTGCGATTTTTTGTAAAACAAGTAAACCGGGTGATGCCATCATTACCACGAGAAAACGTAACCCCAAGGACGATTCTATGATCTATATATCTGTTTGAACGAACAACAAAAGCCCATCTTGGATCAAGAACCTCGACAGAAAAATAGCTGTCTCCGTCCTGATAATCGGATTTTACATCTATGTAGGTGTAACCTATACCACCGATTTCTACGAACCTTCCGAGTTTCTGTGTCTTTGACTTAATATCCTCGGCGGAATAGCACTCATTGAGAAGAGATATTCCCTCGGCTTCCCGCTCATTCCCACTATCTTTTTCCCCACGCTGAACTATGGTTATGGGATTCCCCCATTTAAAACCAAGATTGAACTCGGTTATCTCATGAGCAACATTGTCTGTGGATTGAATATCTATCTCGGAGTGGACTTTCTTTTCTCTGTTAAGAGGCTGATATCCTGCCTCATATTCGAGAAGCTCCTCTATCTTGTTCGCATTGAGAGTATGCTCGGCATAAGCATTTTGCAATACACGTGTGATATTCTGCTCGGTTATCTCACGCTCATCCGTGAATATCTCCGTTCTACCTATCTGCATACTTTCTCATGCTCCCTTTAAACAACAAAAAAAGACAGGTCGAATTGAATGACCTGCCCTTATGACAATTTTTCGGTTATAGCATACCATACATTATATATAGTTACAAGTGGATATTATAGGATATTTGAGGGTATTTTAAGGCAATACGCACTTTTCATTAAATTCTTTGAGTGCTTGCCTACAAAGCCTGCGCACATGATCGTATGAATAATCAGTTTCTGTTGCTACATCCTGATAACTTTTCCTTTCAACAAAGATTGAGAAAAGTATTTTAGAACTGATGTTATCATCAAGAGAGTATATCTGTTTTATGATAGTGTCTCGCTTTTCTTCGTTTTCGCCAATAAGCTCTGCGTATAGATCCTTTTTATCCATCAGCTTCGCTATTATCATGGCAACCTTATCATCTTTTTTGGTAGACATGACCTTCTCTGTGCCAAAAGCCGCAGATGAAAGATTTTTTGAAAGTTCTTCAAGCCTTTCAATCTCAAATCTCAAATCACGGATTCTTTCATCCGACCTTTCGATCTGCTCTAAGTATTCTCTTGCGTCCATGGCTTTCCTCCTATCTGCGAAATGGGTTTCTCATGATCACCGTCTCAAAATTGTTAAACTTCCTCATTACATATATTGCAAAGTTCGCCAAGCCATCAGGAACATCATCATGTTTGTTCTTCCCGGACATGGTATAAGAAAGCAAAAAGTCCATCATCTTGCCATAGTCATCTTTTCTTGTATAACACTCGCTGTCCTTAAACAAAACATTTTTCTTTATCCAATCTGAATTGACAATGATCCTTGTCTCTTTATTGCTTTCCGTTGCTTTAGATGTTATATTGCATTTTCCACCCATTTCCTTTACCCTGTCCTGTACGTCAAATGCAAATCGCGATCCACCGGCATTACTCTCAAATTCAACCTGCTGCATATTGTGAGCCACGATAATATTTGATACCCTTTCTATCTGAACGGCAAATGCTGTATTATCATCACATATGCAATCTTCAAGGTAAAAATCATTATCATAGACATAAAACACGGGCAAAAACATATAGTCTATACCTGTTGTCTTAGTATCACACACCCCAATGATGGCATCCGGCTCACGATCAGGAAGAGTAGTATATCTGCGCAATTCATCAGAATGGTAAAGCAATCCTTCTCTTTCTATGGGGTCTTGTTTATACAGACATCTATAGGAGATTTCATCCATCAGCTTCTCGATGTCTTTAAAATCCTCGACCGTATACCCATGTATATCATACGCAAAATTACTTTCACCCGTCTCAGGATCAATGTCAGGAACAGCAATAAACCTAGCCCTCGTAGTCGGATCATCCTCATACATCCTTTGAAGACGACCAATAACATCATGAATACTCCACCTTGTAGCTATGTGAAGCTCCTTACACATCTTTTTGTCCGAATCTGTAATCTTTCTCTGCCTTGCGTCAACCGCATAATCGTTCCATAGCTTATCAAGTATAGATTTATTCAATGCTTCATCTATTGAGCCTATCATATCATCCACAAACAAGAATTTGGAGCATCTGTACTGTCCGGCATTCTTACTCGACACGGATGTACATTGAATCGAAGCAAAATCTTTACGGATGCCGACATTAAATGTCTCTCTCTTAGCGTTCGACTCTCCGAGCTTTATTGTCGGAAAAATCTCCTTCCATGTGTATTCAACATCATTTGTGATTATGTCACATACAGAGTCATAATACATCTTTGCTATACTGTCAGAGTGAGAGTAAAAGAGA